GGGAATTTGATCCTTAATAAGGACAAAAACTAATTCATAAATTGCGATCCAATAAGTAAAAACCTGGGCAATAGCCCAGTAAAACTCTTATTGGTAACAATAAAGAATTTGGCTATTGCCCGGTCGCAAAACTACTATTGCGCCCACTTCGATCACAGAAGTGTATTTATATTTATAGTGCATCACATTCGACCTAAGTCATTAATGTGAGATAGTTAGCACTTGATTAACGTATGTTAATCTATAGAGTAGTTTAATGACATACTCAGGTCAAGGATTTATTACGGAGCAGGAGGTGCACTTTCATAATATAATCTAGGCATACCAGTAAAGAAATACACTTGAAAATCATCACCCGCAGCAACATAATAATCAGCTGTAGTATATTTACTCATATAACCCCTATATTGAACAATCATCTGGGGAATTTGAACAAAGTTAGGATAACCAGTATAATCTGATAATTTTTCAGGTACAAATCGAACAGGTGCATAATATGGTATTTCTGCTTCCATAACTGGATTAACAGTAGATACCATTAGAGTACCCCCCCTCGTAATGTCCCACCTATTTGAAACACCTTTAACGACGGTGCTTTGATAGTCGGACGTACCAGAATTTGGATTTAATACATTATTATCATAAAAATACTGATCTGTACCAGCTGCAGCTGGATTATTACGTTCTATAATCCCAGTTATGGCTGAATTTGAAATTTCTGACAATGTAGGCGATGTATCCACACGAATTTTGTACCTAATACCTCCTCGCCAACCAGCAAACATGTTTCTAACCCAATGTAACATAATAGTATTACAATAATTATAAGGGGCAGCAAGACCAGTAGTATTAATAGCATTAGGAACACTCCCACGCAGAAATGGAAAAGCACTCTGTCTCTCAAAAATTTGTCTAACCCCGGCAACATTGGTAAGTGGTAATCTCCTATGAATTGTATAACGCTTAAGTAGTGGTCTGAAAGAAACAATTGATTCTCCCATAAACACTTTATTTAAATCGTCGTGGGTTGTCGTTTGATTTAATTCATATGAACTTTCTTGTTCTGGCATATCACCTTCTGGTGTAGCTTGTCCATCAAAATCAGCTTCTAAACCGGACTGTGGCTTAAACGCATATCTTTGAAAAGCATCATCTGGTATACCAACACAGAAATCATCACCCGCTGATACAAACACATTAACTTCAACATTATTATTAGCTGTAGTTGTAGTTGGTACAGAGAGTTCATTCACAACATAGACACCTATAACTCCATTAGCCTTATAGCCTATGGTGGGTAACATGTCTAAATCAGATGTTGGTCCATTAACAAAAGGTACAGCATCAACACCTGGTGTTAGATGATTAATGTAAGTTTTAGCTTTACCTATACCAATCTCAACTGTAAAATCTCTCTCATCACCAACGTCTATAATTTGTTGGTAATTCACATTATACTCATCTAATTGATATGGTAAATTGTTTGGGTCATAAACTACACGTAATCTTCCTCGATGAAACGCACTTCCTACCACCTGAAATCTAAATTTCATTCGACCTGTCCAATTCGAGAACGGTAGTGCAGCTGCCCCACATGCAGGTAAGTGTATTGTATCGCCAGAACCTGATGTAGTCCATACAACAGGATTAACATAACTTTCAAAAATGCAGGTTGCTGCAGCGTCACCACGTTGCCAATTAAATTTGGTATAATACGATTCTCTACTAGCTATATTCCTTATTAGTAGAGGATCATTTGGACTGATACCTGCAATTCTTGGATCAATAGTCAGTTCCTGTTTCTCATCCAATGCCAATTTTGGTATGGTATCAGGTACATTGCCCAGTGCTAAAGAACCTGTTGGTGTTGGACGCAATTTCTCTACGCTACTTAAAGCAGGCCTTGAATACCCTAACAATTTGGCCCCAGCAGCAACCCCACTTGCCACTTTCGAAGCAGCCATAGCATAAGGTCCTATAACGGGAACTTTGGATAATGCCATTCCTACTTTAGCCATGTTAGTGGCAGGTCCCGAAACTATACCCTGTTTATTAGCAGTATCAACTTCATCTTCTTTACCAGATTGTGGAGAAAGTTGATAAGCATTTTTGGTAGTTGGAACAGCTAACGTAATGTCCTCACACCAAGCTAGTATAGTTATAGTTACACCATCATTAGCACTTTGTGCATGTTTCAATGTGCTAAAGTCCCTAAGAAATAATGTACCTAGATTCCGTGCATTCTCAACACTATCAGTAATATCCAAAAAGTCATTGTGCCATAAAAAGGGCAAAACCATTTCACCACCAGTAGATGTCGTAGGATTGATAAAGACCTTAGGTAATTGTGAAGTCTGAGTCATATCTTGAGGGACCAATGCCGCATGTGTGGATAGAAAATCGTAATTATATAAAGGGTGATAAGCTGCAATAGCTCTTCCAAAGAAGAATCCATTACCATTTACCATAACCTTGATTCTTAACTTACATTTAAGTAAATTAAAGTTAGATATACGATTTGCAACACGAGGATTTGCAAGATATTCGTAAAAAGGATCAACTTCAGCAGCTAAAGCCACTCCAGTGCCCCATTCTTGTTGAAAAA